GGCGGAAATGGCGGCCAGCGCCACCGCCTCGGCGTAGGCCTGCGCCATGTCCTCCAGCTCGGGGCGCAAAGGGGCCTCCCCCTCGGCCACGGCGGCGGCATGGGCCATGGCCTGCTGACGCAGCCGAGCGCGCACCTTCGACACGATGGCCGACCCATAGGGCTGCACCTCGACGCGCACGCCGTGGAACAGATCCAGCCAGACCGGCCCTGCGGTAAACGACAGGCGCAGCATCAATAGGCCGCCACGGTGTTGGTCAACACGGCCGTCAGCATCCGCGCCGGGCTGGTCGCGCGGCTCGCCACAAACTGGAACGTCAGATCAACGCCCTTCGGCCCAGACACCTCGCGCGTCGGACGGGCCAGATTGACCTGATGCACGGTGAACGACAAAGCGCTGCTGGCGCCGGTGCTCCAACCGAATTCCAGCGCGCAGGTGGTGCCATTCTGGGCCTGGGCCAGAAGCGTGGTCTCGTCAAAGCGGATCGTCAGTTCGCCCGTAAGGCTGGCCACAGTCGGGTCAAGCCCCTCGATCACGCCATCCGGCCGGATCACCCGAACCGCATCAAGGTTGTTGGCATAGGTGAACTTGGCCGCCATTATATTACCCAGCGCGGTGCCATTGCGCTTGATCGACCCATTGAAATGCCCGAACCGGCTGCCGGTGGCCGCCGCCACTGCCCCCGCAACGCTGGTCGCGGAGATCGCCGCTGCCTTCTGACCGATCAGCTTCATCTCGCAAGTCAGAAGGCCGCTGCTGGCAAACTCGAACATGCCCGATTCCACCCCGATGCCCGAGAACATCGTATAGGCAGGCACATCGGGGTGCTGCACTTCGATCGAGGCGGTGGGGCGGGCGAATCCGCCCGAGTTGAAGGTGTGGGTTTTGGGCGTGGTGCCCGTGGTGGTCGGCTGGCCCAGAAGCAACTTGAGCCAGTAGCCGATCATGTCGGTATCCACCGGCACCCGCACCGTGCCATCGACAGAAATCATGTCACTGACAGGGGCGGCCGGGTCATTGCCAAAGCCCAGCAATTCGGATTCCAGCAAGGGCTGGTCATCGCGCAGCGACTGCGACGCAAACGGCATCGACCGGAACCCGGAGGCCGGGGCGGTGCCGTAGGTGGTTTCATATGCAAGCGCAAGCGCGGCCCGCGCGCCAAGAGCACGTCCCATGGAAATATCCTCTCAGGATCAGTTGAAGGGGTCAGTTGATCGGGGTTGGTGTGACATAGGTCATCACCACGGAAAGGCTGGCCGCCTTGATTGGCAGCTCCGATGTTTGGGGCAGATCGACCGCGCGCGATGGTCGCGGCTCGATCCACATCACAGTGCCGCCCAGCGTGCGGTTTGCGGCCAGCACCTGCCCCACGTTCAAACGCAAGGCATCGAATGTCGCGTCCAGCGTATCGGCGGGGCCCTGTGCGAACAGCTCCACCTCCACCGTGTGGTCATACTGGTAATCCAACTGGCCCAGCATCACCTCGGGCTCCCCCGGCTCGCCGTCGCGCAAGATGACCAGCCCATTGGCCGGGATCTGCATCGTCAGGTCCAGCGGGGTGTTGCGCTCGACCGTCGCCCCAGTGGTTTGCAACAGGGCCAGCATCTGCAAAAGTGCGGTTTCACTCAGGGACGGCATCGCTATCTCCAATTGGCAACAATGGCTGCCGGAACACCACCGGCAACACGTTCGGCGGCGGCCTCAAGGTCCATCCGCTTTTTCAGCCGGACTTGCGGCACAAGGGTGAAAATCGGCACAGACCGGTTCTTGAAAGTAGTGGGTGCCGACAACCGGGTGCCACCGCGTGCGCGGCGCTGAACCATCACGTTCCCCGGCGCAGCCTTGCCGACATCAACCAGAAGCGCCGTCTTGCCGCGACGATAGACAAAGCTCAGCTGTCGCCCGGTCTTTTGCTCCCACTGGCCGGGCGTGATCCGCTTTCCGCCGGGGCCACGACCCGCTGCGGCCGTTGGGATGGCGAGCCACATGCCGCTGGCTGCCCGGATCACCACGCCCTGATTGTGGGCGGCGATGATATGGGGTGACTTGGTCCAGACCATCGCCGCAGCGTTCAGGCTTGGAGCGCCGCGCGGATAGGCATCGGATCGAACAACCTTCGACAGCCGGCTTCCAAGTCCGGCCAGCGTGATCTGGTTGCGCCATGCCGCTTTCAAGGTTCCAGCGGCACCTCGCATCGCTGCAGACACCGCACGTTTTCCTGCGCTGGCTTCGTCCTGCATCATCGCGGCGAAGTCGCCCTCGATCGAAACCTTGAACTCCATTTCAGCTCACACGCGCCACGGCGGCGCGCCATGTGGTGCGCGCGGCATCGCGCTCCGGGGCTTCGGCCACACGGAACATCTCAGCCCCGATCGCCAACAGATCTCCTTTGGCGAAATCAGGGGCCTCGGCCACCGAAACCGAGGCGACGGTGTTCACGCCGCGCACGCGCGCCTCACCAAACTCAGAATCCAGATCGGCCCGGCTCAGGATCGCGGTGATAGTCACCCCGACGGCGAGGTCGCCGCCAGGGTAATAGATGGCCGCCGCCCCCAGATCGGCATTGCCGAACAGCGCTGCAGCGGCACGGTCAAAGGCGCTTGCCATTACAGGGTGAACGCCGCCGTCAAGCGCGCACGGCCAACAGCCGCCGCCGAATCCGCTGCGGCAACCGCCACAGCGACCAGCTTGTTGGTGCTGGCGGTGCCGGTCAGCACCTTGGCGGTGTCATCCCAGTAAAGGCGCTGGCCGACGGTCCAGGCCGCGCCAGTGGCCTTGGGCAGGTCGAACACACCTTCGGTCTGGATCTCGACCTCTGCACCGCTCAGCGCGTCACCGCAGGCGACACCGAACAGGCTGCCCACCAGAACCCCGGCGCCCGACAGGACGCTTGCGGGGGCGGCGACGGTCAGCACCGCGCCGGATTGCACATAGTTCTTCATGTTGTCCTCTCAAGGAAAAAGGGGGGATGAGCCGCCCACCCTCACGGCGGGCGGCAAAGGATCACGACGCCGCGCGATCAAGCGCCGGCGTTCTTGTAAAGGCCGCGCCAGTCGATCGCGGCGGCGGCAAAATCGCTGACCGCCTTGATCTCCATGCCCTCGCGCTCGAACCCGGCCCGGGTCTCGATCCGCACGCCTTCCTGACCCTCCAGATAGGCGTATTCGATCGTATCGATCCGGTTCGGGTCAGCAGCAGCGAACCACGGGTCATTGCCCGACGCGGGAATCAGACGCGCCTCTTCAACGACCTGCATCCGGCCCGCGAACGGGTTGACCTCACTGGTGGACCCGGGGGTGGTGGCCGCAATGATCTTGCGGGCCTGCGACGGCGCGGGCGCCGGGCGGCACGATCAGCGTGGCCGGGGCCAGATTGATCTGCCGCCCTTCGATGCCGGTCTGGGTCGCCATGGCACGGTAAAGCGCCGCAATCGAATCTTCGGTGATTGCAGCAGCGGGGCTGGCAAGGTTCTTGTGGTCAACGTGGAACAGCGCCTTGTTGTCGCCCATGGTGGGGTTGGACATCAGGATCGCGTAAACGATGTCGCTTTCAAGTGCCGCCGCTGCCGCACCAAAGGCGGCCGGAACGCGGGTGAAGGCGTCCAGATCGTCATTGATGAGGGTCTGACGGGTCAGGGCGATGATCCGGCCATAGCTGGCCAGCGCATAGACCTCTTTGGCCTCGCCCATGGTGCCATACTTGATTTCACCGCTTTCGTTCACCTTCTGCAGCGACGGGGCACCGCCCAGCATGGCGCGGGTCACGGGCTTGAAGTCGGTGATGGTAGCGCGACGGGCCCATGCGGCGAACGTGCGAGGGGTTTCCTCATAGGCGGCACGCAGCGTGCGGCCCGCGACATTGCCCAGGATCGTCGGGAAGTCGCTGGTCGAATGCATGCCCGCCCCGCGCATCTGGAACGCCTGCTCGGCGATTTCCATCTGGCTCATGCCACGGGTGCTGACGCCCCGACGCTCCAGCGCATGACGCGCCATATCGATCAGACGCAAGCCGCGGAACTCGCGGGCATGATCGCTCAGCACATTGCGCGCCGGGTCATGCCTGTGCAGCAGCGCCGCCGACATGGCATCGCGGTAGGCAACCTCGGTCGCGCCGTTGTCCCGCGCCTGCGCGGGGATCGAAACCCCGGACGGCGATTGCGCCGCCAGACGCTCCAGGACGGCGGCGCGAGCGCCATCGACCGACACGCCACGGGCGTTCAGATCGGTTTCGAACTCGCGGGGCATGCCATGACGCTGGCACAGATCGGCCACGTCACGGGCGCGCTGGCGCTCGACCGCCACCGCATCGGCGGGGCTTGGGGTTGCGGGGGTGCCCGGCGCAGCGCGCTGCTCGGTCACGGGGGTGGCGGCGGTGGTGGTGCCGTCCGCCGGAATGTTCTGTTCGGGCATTTCCGATCCTCTTGTTTGTGCCGCAGGTGCGGCGGTGGCAGTGTCGCGGACAATCACGCACTGATGGGTTGGCACCCGACAGGGCTCTGCGCCCGAACGGATGTGCGCGCCGGCATCGGCGGGCATGGCAACGGCGGAAACCTCCATGGGCTCCCAATCGACCGCGCGCCACGTCTCGCGCTGGCCGTCCTGTTTGGTGATCTCGTATTTGTGCACCCGGTAGCCGACCGAGACGAACCGCACGGTGCCCTCCAGAATGCGGTGCACAATCCCCGCGGCATCTTCGGCCGAGGTCAGCTTGACCATCGCCCGGCCCTGCCCGCCCTCGATCTTCACCGATCCCGGCACGATCGACCCCAGAACCGATTCAAGGTCATAGGCGTAATGGCTGTTCAGGAACGGCGCGCCTGCGTTCATGCGCTCGAGGCGGATCGCCTCAGGCGTCACGACAAGCTCTTCGTCGTATTCCACCAGATCGTCCCAGCCCTCCCAGCGATACCGCTGCACGGTGGCGCCTGTGGTCCAGACAATCTCGATGGTCGCGGCCTCACGGTCCAACGAGGCAGGCGTAATCTCTGCGGCCCGCCCGATCAGGGGCAAGGCCGCATTGGTTTGATCGAACGGCATGGGAAACTCCTGTTACGCGCCCGCCTCGGGCGGGTCTTGGGTTGGGGCGGCCTCGCCATCGTCAGACGGCTGCTCTGGCTGGGCGTTGCCGCCCTTGGCAACGCGGCGCGGGTCGCTGTCGAACACGACACCTGCGGTATCGGTGCGCTTGGCCCAGGCCGCCCATTCAGCCAGAACGGCCTCCGGGTCATAGCCGCGCTTGGCGATCATCATCTGCGGGCTGGCGAACCCGGCGCGAACCTCGGCAATGTCGGCTTCAACATCCTGCTTGGGGTTCACGCTCTCGAACCGCGGCGGGGCCCATTCGGCAACATAATCGCCACGATCCGGCAACAGCCCGGCCAGCTGGGCCGCCTGAATGAACCACGCCCAGATCGGCTCCAACAGCATCGGGATGATGCAGGTCCACTGGATCATCTCCACCATGCGGCGGAACTCATTCAGGCCCACGCGGCTGGAGGCAAAGTTGTTTTCCTTCAGGTCGCCCGTCATCAGGCAATAGGGCACCCGCATGCCGGCGGCGACGGCGTGCAACTGCACCCGGCTCCATTCGCCAACCCCACCTGTTGCCTGCGGCTGCACCGTCTTGAAATCGGTGCCACCGCGAACGCTGGCAATCATGCCCGGGGTGAACTCTTCGACAGTGTTCCCCTCGCTATCCGTCAGACGCGCCCCAAGTGCGGCGCCTTCACCGCTCACCCCAGCAGGATCATCTTCGGACATGATGACACCGGCCAGACAGGCCTCGGTTTTCTTGCGGATCAGCTCTGTATTGCGCCAATCGTCAAAGTGCCGAAGATCGATCAGCGACGGGGCCGCCCATGGCACCCCCCGGCTTTGCACCCGCTGGCGCTCAAACAGATGGGCCATGCGGTCCACCGGCACACGGCGAGATTCACCGATCTTGCGGAACGCGCGCACGTCACCGGGGTGATGATCGAACATCCAGACCGCAACCCGCTGCCCCTTCGAATTGTATTCGATCCCGTCGCGGATCTCGCCACCCCCCGACACACCGCCATTCTTGCCGGTGTCCAGATGGTCGGCCTCACGCAACTCGATCTGCAAGGGCGGGATGCCGGTGCCCAGCTGCGCGCCGAAATGCGGCAGGGCAAAGCAGTCGCCGCCCTCGATCATCTCGCGCACGGCCAGCGCCATCACCCCATAAACATCGCTGTGCCCATGGGCATCCGCCCGCCGCGCCCAGGCCTCCCACAGCCTGTCCACCTTCTTGTTCATGGCCGCATTGCCGGTCTTGGCCCGGGGGCGAATGCCGGACCCGACCATATTGTTCACCAGCACCTGCACAGCCATCGCCGCATGGGGGTTGTTGCGCACCAGATCCCGCATCCGCTCGCGCAGCAGCGCCGCCGCGGGAATGATCTGCCCATCGGCCGAGCTGGCACCGGACAACCAGCCATCTGTATGCCGATTGCGCCGGCCACCCTCATAACCACGTTGGGCAGGCGCCCGCGCGCCACCGTTTCTGATCCAGTCCGCAACGCGGCTGATGATGCTTTTTGCACGGGCCATCACGATCTCCGGAATGTGGTGCGCCGTGCCAGTGCAACCGGACGGTTTCCGGCCGCCTGCCTAGCAAGATCGGCGCTGACATCGGCAATCGCGCTGCGCAGTTCGGCCATGGTGCGATATTCCACCTCGCGCCCATCATCGAACCGCACCTTGCGGGCCGGATCGGCAATCGCGGCTTGAAGCCGGGTCAAATCGGCTTGGCTATAGGCCATCAGAACCACCTCTTTTTCTTGGGCCGGTCGCCCCAATAACCACCCGCCTGCTTTGGCTGCGGCCGCACCTCCGCAGGCGCGGGTTTTTGGTCCGGCGCCGGATCGGCCAGCACCTTGACAGCGGCATCGAACAAATCGGGTTGCCCCTCATCGCCCTGCGCTGCGGGCGCAGCTGCGCGCTCCAACTCCAGCCGGTGCCAATCCTCATCGGTCATGGCCGCCCAGCCTTTGCGCAACGCAGCCGCGCCGGCATAATTCATCGTGTCCAGAGCCTCGTTGCGGCGGCCCGGCTCCACCAGTTCCCACTGGCTGGTCACCGTCCCGCTGCGCGACCGCTTCAACACCCGGACTTCCGAGGTGACTTGGCGGTAGTATTCGTCGCCCAGATCCTTGGCGAAGGCGCAATACCCGCGTGACAGCGGGTCGGTCTTCTCCAACCAGCCATAGAAATCGGCCTTCATCTGGCTGACGTTCAGGTTGAAGGCGCGCTTTTGCGCCCGTTTGGCCGCCCCATCCTTTTTGCGCTCATAGCGCGCGGGCTGCATGATTGGCCCGGTTTGCGACGGCGAACCCCGCACCAGAATGACGCGCGTCCACGGATGCCGCTTGGCCCAGGCCCAGACCGCATCGGTATAGGCGTTCATGTCGATCGCCAGCATGTCCAACGGCAAGGGCAGCCCGCGTTCGGTGCGGAAGGTGGTTTTCAGCAGCGCATCCAGGGCGGCACAGCCCTCTTCTTCCGTGATGCAATGCGGAATCACGATGTATTCCACCACCCAGCGGCGCAGGTTTGCGCCATGGGCCACGACATGCACCTCGATCCTGTCATGCTGACAGTCGACACCGGCCGTCAGGATCACCCCCTTGGCAGGCACGATCCGGCGCGGCAGCGCCTCTTCAAATCCCTCGGCCCGGTCCCGCAACGCGGTCCAGTCCGGTCCCTTCGATGCCTGCTCATAGGGCAGGCCCAGAACATCGTTCCAGAATGTCTGCTCCGTCTCGGCCTCGACCGTGGCGCGCAGCGCCGTTTCCGTGGCCTCGCCGCTTGTCATCGCAGACCAGCCCATGACGCGGGCATAATCCACCGCAATCGACGCCCAGTCGCGCTGAGGCGCATAGGCGCGCCACAGATAGAACCCCGGATGATCGCCGCGCGGGTTATGGGCCACCCACCGGCCCTGCGCGACCATCGCTTCCTTGTCCCCATGCCCGATCACCGCGCCGCAAGATTGGCAGGTGAAGTGCGCAGCTTGCAGATTGTCCGGGTCAATACTCGTCCGAAAGTTCTCCCAGGTCAGCGGCGCATAGGTGCCGCATTGCAGGCAAGGCACATGAAAGTGCCGTTGATCCGACCGCAACCACGCTTTGGTGATCCGGCAGGTTCCGGCGATCTGCGGCGTTGACAGCCGCAGTATCTTGGCATCCTCGAACGCGGCGGCCCGGCTTTCGGCCATCGCCTCCGGGTCGCCCTTCTCATTCATCTCGAACTTGGCAACGTCATCCATTGCCACCAGACGGCGGCTGGTCTGCGCCAGATCATCCGGCGACCCAGCCGAGGTGATCTTGATCGACCCGCGCTGGTCGATGGTCTCCTGATCCAAGAGCGTGTCATAGTTGACAGCCCCTGCCCCGAACACCTCGCGCACCGCGGGCACATTGCGGCGGAACGCATTCCACTTGTTGCGCGCAAATTCGCGGGCCGTCGCCGTGGTCGGTTGCACCACCAGTGAATTCAGCGCGGTTGTGATATGCCACACCGCGATTGTGGGCAGCAGCACCGATTCCGTCTTGCCCCATTGGGCGCTGCCCATCACCGTGACTTCCCGGCAGGGATGCTCGGGGGACAGAACCTCATGGATCTGCCGCAGGAAGGGAAACCGCGAAATCCGGAACGGGCCCGGCATGGGCGATCGTTCATCGAACACGATGTTCTCTTCACACCACCGCGTGATGTCCGGCGGCGGCGGGGGCAGCATCGCACGCGCCGCCGCCTCGGCCACGACGCGCGATGCCGCAGTCAAGAACCCCATCAGATGTCCGCCGCCACTTCATCCGGCGACATTTGGGCGACCTCGGCCTCCTGCGACAGGACAGCCGCGCGGCCTCCGCGATGCGCCCGCCAGCCATCCAGCAGGATTTGCCGGGCCTCTTTGAAATCCACCCCCATCTTGTCGGCCAGCACCCGCGCGATGTCGCGGATAAAGGTCTCGACTTCCCTGATCTCTTGGCCCAGGGCGCGCGACACTTCCCGCGCCACTTCGGCGGCCAGCACATACTGGCCCTCTTCGCGGCCATTCTTCAGCAGCAGACCGCGCAGTTCCTGCTCTGCCTTCGCCGCACGAGCCAGCTCATAGCGGTCCGGGTCATTCGGGCGAAGCTCTTCGCCTTCCGCAGGGGGCACGGGTGCCGCTGCTGGCCTCGAAGCAAACGGCAGATCCAGCCCCGGGGCACTCGCACGCTCGATTTCGCGCAACCGCCGCTTGGTATCAGCCCCGTTGCCCAGCATTTGCCCCGGATCGAGCTTCCGATTCAAAACCCGCGCACAGGCGTTTAGATCAAACACTCGATCACGGCCGACTCCCTGGTAACACCCTTCGAGAGTTCCCGACGCGACCAGCTGCGAAATGCGGCCCTTGGTCAGCCCCAGCGCCGATGCCAGTTCTGATGCACGCATTTTATCATTCCGTTTAACGGTTTAGCCCATTTTCTCGGGCAAAGTTTAGGCTTCCCCGGAAGTTTACCGCCACCCAACACAAACGCCTGCCGCCCCGTATAACTTGGGGGGCGGCGGGAGAACCTGAAGGCGGGGGTGGGTAGGGGTGCTGCCGGGAGGCTTCCGACATGAGAACGCCCGGAAGGGTGTTCCCTCCGGGCGCGGCTGTGGTGCTGGCAATCTGTCAAGAGATTGAGATCCTGTCAACCGTTTTTGCGCCACGGGGCCAAGGGCGGCATCTCGGACGTCACCTCTATCGAGGTCAGGCCGCAGGTCGCCAGCTCATAGCGCAGGTGCACCAGCGCCCCCCACCAGTCGAGATACCCGCGCCGGGCCGAGGCGATCTGCGCGGCAGACGGGCTATAGGTCACCGGGCAGACGACCACATCATGCACCGCCTTGCGGCCGCGATAGAGGGTTTCGACCTTGCCAATCACTTCGGTCTTGGCAAACTCACCGTGTTTGCACAGCCGCCAGCCATCGCGGGGCACCACACGCGGCACCACCCCAACCAGCGCATCCGGCACCGAGCAGGACCGCGCGTGATGCGCGACCTGCAGCGCCATGCCCTTGCCCCCCTGCGCCACCGGCAGGCGCGCCACGATCGAGGCGATCACCTCGGCATCATCGGCGCGAGACGACACACCGCCCCCCTGCACCCGGCAGCCCAGCTCGGCCTGCCGCATCATGCGCCAGATCGGATCGCAGCCCACGGTGTAGGCGTCGGGGTTGACCTCATCGAACTCGATCGAGACACGCTCCACCGCGAAGGCCCATTCCAGCGCCTTGACCACAGACAGCTGGCGCTTGGCCGAGGCGGCTGCCGGGCGCGGGTGCGGGCGCAGCGGCGGCACAGCGCCGACCCGTTCGATCTTTGCCATGTCATAGGCGCGCGTGATGGCCTTGGTCATTCGACGCCCCTCCACATGGACAGCTCGCGCGACAGGCGGGCACTGGCGCGGGCCGCACGGGCGCGGGCGCGCAGGATCTGCTTGGCATGCTGCCG